GCCGTGGTCAGTGCAGTCGTGCAGGTGGCTGATCAGGAAGCGATCACAGCGGCCAATCTGGACACCAGCAAGAGCTACATCCAGATTCATGTGGCCGAGGGTGGCGTCAACGCGCAACCTGTGATCAAGCTGAACGATCTGGTCGAGTATCGGCAGAACGTGTCGGGACCACTACTCGACTACCGGGTTGTCCGTGAGAACAACTACGGTGAGTACGGGTATGTCGAGCTGATTGCCGAGGAGGTCAAGTAATGGCCACACCTCAGTATCTGATCAAGGTGGCGCTCTTCGTGCGTGACCTGCTGCAGGTTGATGAGCAGATGATCAAGTTCGGACGCGACAACTGGTACCAGGAGAGCACGACACCTGATGTGATCGTCATCGATGAGCTGAGCGCATTGCCGATAGGGCGCACCGAAGACTATGACGGTGACGCTGAGATCATGACGCACAGCGAGCGCACCCGCAGGACGGTCACCATCAACTTCTACGGTGACACAGCTTATCAGCACGTGCAGTCCTTGAAGCTATTGCAGCCATCTCAGGCCAGCTACGAGCTACAGCGTAACCTGGGCATTGCCATCCGGCTGCATTCTAATGTTGCCGATCTCAGGCAGACCATCGGCACCGAGTTCAGCAACCGATATGAGATGACGCTGACGGTGCAGGAGACCGAAGCGGCGACCGTGGCTACACTCAGAATAGATGAGCCACAATTCACAGTTATTGACGAACAAGGGGAAACCTGATGTCAGCAAATATCACTAATGTCGTGAACGTCTCACTGATCCCAGAGGGGATCCTGGCGGGCCGCGACAACATGAACGTCGTGGCGGTCATGACGTCCCAACAAGGACCGCTCAGCTCTGCCGAGCGTTACAGACTCTACTCTTCAGCCTCAGACGTGGCGACCGACTTCGGTACCGAGTCCGATATCGCGCAGCACGCCAAAGCATTCTTTGCCCAGACACCCAACCCGGTGAACTTCGGCGGCATGTTCGTGGCAGGTTACTGGCGCGGCGCTGAAGAGACCACTGTGGCCACTGCAGCCACACTGACCAGCGGTCAGCACAGTGAAGCCACACTGGTGAGCGAACTGCAGCAGATCACGGATGGCAGCTTCAGGATCACGGTTGATGGCGGCATCGAGTCTGACATCAACGGCGTGGACCTTTCTGGCGTGGTCAACTTCGAGGACATCGTGGCGGCACTCGATGCAGCCGTGACGGCTGAAGGCATTACCGTCACTGTGGATAACGCGCGCATTGTGCTCACCTCGGACACCACTGGTGTGGCATCCACACTGACTGCCGTGTCACCGTCCACCACGGGTACATACCTCGGGCCGGTCCTCAAACTGACGGCTGAACATGGCGGGTCACTGGTACAGGGCACTGACTCAGAGGTGCTGGCTGTCGAGACTAAAGAAGAAGCGATCATTGCGCTCAAGGCCGAGGTCAACATCAAGGGCTTCGTCTTTGCCGACAACCCCACTGACGCAGAAGCACGGACGCTGGCATCTTATTGCCAGGCGAACAATGTGCTCTCTTATGACGTGTTCAGTTCAGCCACCAACCTTGAGACCGATGCCACCACCAACGTGGTCTGGGAGCTCAAGCTGGCAGGGCGCACCAACTATCGGATGCTCTACAACACAGTGGGCAATCGTCTGATGGCCACAGCCTACATGTCCAGAGCACACACGGTGAACTTCAACGCTGAGAACTCAGCGCTGACCATGAACCTGAAAACGCTCAACGGCATCGAGGCTGAAGACTACACCCAGACGGTCATCACCAAGGCCAAGAACGTGGGGCTGGATATCTACACCACGATCAAGACCACACCGATCGTGCTGACCAGCGGTGCCAACGACTTCCTCGACAATCGCTACAACCTGATTGCCTTCATCGATGCGGTGCAGACTGACCTGTTCAACCTGCTACGGCAGACAGGGACCAAGGTGCCACAGACTTTGCGTGGCGTGCAGCAGCTGGTCGATCAGGCCGAGAAGACCTCGCAGGGCTTCGTGCGTGCTGGCGTATTCGCACCCGGTACATGGTCATCGCCCGATACCTTCGGCAACGTGGACGTGTTCAAGCGCAGTATCGAATCCAGAGGCTTCTACTGGCTTGCAGGCAGGCTTTCAGACCAACCCCAGCAGGATAGGCAAGACCGCAAGTCACCTATCCTTCAGGGCGCTGTCAAGAACTCTGGCGCGATCCACAGCGTGGACGCCATCATCTATTTCAACGCTTAAGGGAGCGCACCAATGGCAGAGATCAACGCAGAGTCGGCGAGCTTCGTGCTCAACGGCGTCTCCATCACGGACTTCATTGCGGGGGACTGGATCGAGGTCAATCCAGTCAACCCACTCACCAGCCATACGGATGGCGCTGGCGGTGCGGTCAACATCAACAAGCGTGTGGACGGTGACGTGCATGAAGTGGTCTTCCGGGTGCTCAGGTACTCGGGCAGTGACGTCTGGCTCAACGACCAGATGAACACAGGCGACATCGTGGTCCTCAATGGCACGCTGAAGGAGGCCTACACTCAGGACGGTTCCGACATGGTCGAGAACTGGATCCTTGAGCGCGGTAGCTTCACTACCAGACCTTCCATCGTGAAGAACAACCAGGATGGCAATGACTCAGTTGAGTACACCATCCGGTTCAGGACTGCGACCAGACTGCTTTAATCCAAGGAAAGGGTGCCCATGAACGAGCAAATGGACATGATCAAAGCCGTCTACGAAGACGGAGAGGCTGAGATCAATGGCAGGAAGTACAGCATCTGCAAGCTGACCCACCAGAAGCGGCTGCGGGTGTTCGCATACTTCACTGAGGTCCAGAGCAACATGGAGCGCAACAGCATGGGCTTCATGGGCACCCCCCAATGGGCTGAGATCGAGAAATTGATCTGCGAGAACGTCATGTTTGACGGTGACTTGTTGGTCAGGCGCAAAGGTCATTTTGACGACTATCCTGAAGACTACATCATGTTTGCGGTCACCATGATGGGGGTGTTCAGTTACCCTTTTTTGCGCGGAAGCCTTACCGCCTAAAGATCCCAAAGCAGGGCGGCGGGAAGGACTATATTGCGTATACGAACGTGTCCGACCTTGACCAGACCACCTTCCATCTGGCCAAGCAAGGTTACGGAAGCTTGCGGGAGCTGCGTGACCTGGACACACCTGAGTTTCTGGACCTTGTGGAGTTCGAGAACATAAACAGCCAGATTGAGTCGTACATGATGACGAGGGGCGCGAAAAATGGCAGAAGTCACTGAGCTAGTCACCAAGTTCAGCTTCAAGGGCGACATCTCGAAGATGGACAAGCTGAGCGACAGCTTCGGCAAGTCGCTCGGACTGATGGCCAAGTTCAGCAGCGCTGTCGTCGCGCTCAACGGCATTGTGCAGAACTTTCTGGTCAACACGTTGCGCGAGGCCAATGCGCTCAACAAGCTGAGCGATGAGACCGGCATTGCCGTGACCAAGCTCAAGCTGCTCGAAGGCCTGGCGATTAAGACCGGATCGAGCGCTGATGCTGTTGCATCCTCGATGGAGAACCTCACCACCAAGATCGGTGAGGCAGCAGTCAAAGGCTTCGAAGAGTTCGAACTGCTGGGCATCAGCGTCAAGGATGCAGCAGGCAACGTCAAGACGACCGAGCAGGTGTTTGATGAACTGCGCATGCAGTTCGCCAAGCTGGGCCTGACGATGCAGGAGCAGCGTGCCTTCACCGAAGCGCTGGGTATCGACGGGTCAATGCTCAAGCTGCTCAACACTGCCGACGACGAGCTCTACAACCTGCAGAAGACTACCATGCGGTTCGGCATGACCACCGAGAAGGATGCCGACAACGTCCGCAAGTTCAATGCGGCTTTTGATGACCTGAACTTCGGCATCAAAATGATCAAGGAGCAGATTGCTGTCGAGTTTGCGCCTCAGCTCACCGAGATGACCAAGGGCTTCGCTGATCTGCTGGCAGCTAACAAGGACTGGATCATCGACGGGCTGGAGCGCCTGGTCAAAATCCTTGGCAGCGTTGTGAGCTTCCTTTACGACGTCAGATACGCAGCGGTCATTCTAGGTACGATCTTCCTGGCACTGAAGGTGTACACATTTGGACTGGCAGGTGCGATGGGCTTGCTGGGCAGTGCAGTGGCGCTGGTGACCTCGCCGGTGTTCCTGATTGTTGCGGGCGTCACGGCATTGGTCTGGATAGTTCAAGATCTAATGAAGGCGTTCACCGGGGGTGAATCGACAATTGAGAACTTCTTCGACAATCTGCTCGGACGTGAAGGCAGCGTCAAAGCCTTCTTCCAGTGGATTATGGATGCCATCGAGAGCGTCGGTGAGTTCTTCACTGAGGTGGGCCGAATGATCAGCGATGTGTTCAGGCAAATGCTCAACAACCTGATCACCATCGTCAACCCACTGATCAAGCTGTTCAACAAGATCACGGGCAAGGACATCCAGACCTTCAACAAGCTGGAGATGACGTCTACGGTCGGCAAGAAACTTCAAGGCGAACTACCTGCTACCACCAACAACAGCGTGCAGCAGGACATCAAGATCGAGATCAAGACCGACAACCCGGAAGCAGCAGGCAATGCGGTCAACGAAGCACTGCAGCGTGAGAACGAGAAGGCGCAAGCCTTTGCTCAGAAGGGAGGTCGATAGTGGCTATTGTCCGTAACTATCTCAACAGCCTGCTGCCAGACGACTATCGGATTGCCGACAAGCAGAACATCGGCATCGCAGGCTTCACGCTGGATGTGCGGGTGCGTGAGTCCATCAAAATGGATGCGGACGTACCGACGACCGTGCTTGAGGATGGCAGCTTCGCCAATGACCACGTGATCATCAAGCCGATCACGCTGGAGATTGACGGCTCAGTGTCGGACATCAAGCTGCAAGCCGATGAGGTGACCCAGATCCTCGGGCTGCAGCGACAAGAAGCGGGTGTCATCAGCAAATACCTGCCAGACCGCACCCGGTCTCAAATAAGCAAAGTCAACGGCATCATTCGCCAGGCACAGGATGTCATCGAGAGCATTGACCCCTACGTCGAAGACTTCGGCAACCTGACCGGGCTGTTCGGTGACCAGTCCATCAGCCGGCGCAATACGCAG